ACTGTAGAATATGCCTGAGCAATTTTGAATGGGCTCAATGCTTCTTCACCAGCTGCGACAGAAGTAGCGGCTGCACTGTTGTCTGTCAAGCTGTTGGCATAACGCACACGCAGGGTGTGAATTTGACCAACAGGACCTGTCATGGGCTGAACGCCAACCAACTCGTTAGCAATAACGGTGGGCATAACACGACGGATCACTGGCAGAATCACACGGTTAAGTGTGGCAATGTTGCCAGCAGCAGTTGAACCTGCTGATGCATTCTCTTTCAAGTAGCGACGAGTATTTTCTAAGATTACACCCATGCTGTTGCGCTTGGAACCGCCAAGACCTTCAAGCAATGCTTCTTTGGTCTCGCCCCAGCGACTTTCTAATAGTTCTTGTGACATTTTTAGTCTCCTGTTAATTATAGACCTGCCAGTCGCTTGAGGTCAATCACGTTGCTTTTCGCATCGTTGTATTCCTGCTGACTCGGTACAGTTTTATCGCCCGTTACTGCTGTGACTTGTTCTGAAATTACTTTGCGGGCTTTTACAGATCTGTCTTCCAACACTGCTGGTAGATACTTTTCGAAAGCATTTTTCAAACGGTTAGTTTGAACGCTTTCAAGTAAATTACGCATGACTTCTTGCTTTTCCCGGTTTAAGGGACGTAGCAATTCATCCATTGTGCTTTCACGCTCATTGGATTCACGAATCATGTATAACTCACGCTCTTTTGACTCAATCAAAACTTTTGCATTTTGAGAAAGTTTAATGGCTTCCGCCAACTTACGGTCTTTGTGGCTCAGCAAGTCATAGAGTTTGCGTACTTCTGCCTTCTCATTGAGATGGGTAGCACCAAATTCTGTTGCATAAGCTTCAAAGATTCTGCGACCAAAATTGTTCTCGCGAGCAATCTTGATATCTTCTTGTAGCTGATTTAACTCAGACTTTAGATGACTGCTAACAGCTTGACTCATTTTACTTGCACTTTCTTTGATGAAACGTGCTTTCAATTGTTCAAGTTTGCCACGTGCTTCACGAACCAGACGCACTTTTGTTTCTACAACATCGCGTTTGTCTTTTGCAAATTCAGTGATTTCACGGGCCAATGCTTGTACCACAAAGTTTTCCAACTTGGCAACACCTTCGGTATGCATTTTACGGTCACGGCGCAATTCGCCGATTTCTTCTGCCAATTTGGTTACTAAAAAGCCGTTGAACTTAGTAGCACTTTCTTTCATCTTGGTTTGGAAACGTACACGATCTTCCGCCAGTGCTTGCTTTTCAGCAGCCACTTGCGCAATTTCTGTACTGAGACCTTCTGTTATCATTTTATCTAGAGCTTCTACCATTACTGTCTTGTCATGCTCGTAGCGTTGTGCAAACTCTTCTCTGAGTTCCGCACGTACCTGTTCACGGGCTTCGTTTAGTTTTCCTTCCCAAGCTTCGTTGAGTTCTTGACTAACGTCTTCGTTAATTAGGCCACTATCAAGCAGGGGTTTAATTGCATCAAACATGCCTGGTTCTCCTTAGATTTTGAGATCCCGAATGAGTCTTTTAACTTCATTCTTTAGGTATCTCTGCACTTTGTCGCTCTCGCCAGATTCCCGTGCCATCTCCATCAGTTTATGACCATGCTTCATGTTCATGAGACCTTCATAAATTGCTGTTGGATACGCATTGGGTGCGCTGGGTTGTGCAACCACATCTATAGTGACTATTTCAAAGTCACTTACATGTCCTGTTCTGTCGTCAACGTTGCCGCTGCCACGACTACTAACACCAAGTTTTACACCTGATGTCAGCAATGTCTTAATCAATTCCCCCATGGGAGTTGGCAATATCTTCAACTTACCGCAACCAGCATGTCCGTCCATCCACATGTTTTCAACTGTGTGACACACACGATCTAAGTTGATTTTTAGATCATCTGGATGGTCCACTTCACCTAACACGGAGTTACCGCCGTGGATCTGTTCGTTGATGGTTTCTACTGCCTTGATAATTTCGTGTCGGGGGTAGGTACGTCCATTTGCATTCTCCTTGTTGCCTTCAATGCAAATGCCTTTGAGGTAGAGGTGCTTTTTACCAGACATATCCGACTCTTCTAAGACTTGGATATTGGCCTGGCTAAAAGTTAAATCTTCTCTTAGGTACGTAGATCGCATTTAATTAACCCTTACGTCCGCTTGGAAGTGGGCTTCTATTGTTTTGACCTGCGCTGTTGTCGCCCATTTTGGCCTTTGGTGCTGCTGAAGGCTTTTGTGTGCCTTGTGCAGGTGTATTACCAACTTTGCCGATCAAGTCTTTTGTGTTGTTGCTGTAAGCGCCAGATGCGTCATGACGTCCACCTTCGCCTGCACCAGTGTGTACTGGACGGCTGGCCATGCCTGCTTGTCCGCTGTTGGCTGCATAGGTAGACTTCTTGTTTACGCCGCCTTCTTCACTGGTCACTGGCTTTGGGGCTGCTTTTAAACTCACAGCTTCCATCATGCCTGGTTCCATTTCGTCAGTGTCATCCATTTCAATAGCGTCGCCGCCTTCGTCTGGACCAAAGTCATCGCCGTCGCCCATGTCGTCACCGCCCATGAGGTCTTCAAACTCGGCCATCAACTGGTCCAGTTTGTCTTCTAAATTCATAATGTCGTCTTTGGTTGCAGGCTCGTCGCCGTCGTCCATGTCATCACCCATGTCCATGTCATTGCCCATTTCCATGTCATCGTCGCCCATGTCTTCTTCGGCTTCCATGTTCATGTCAGATTCTTCTTCCATTTCCACGTCGTCGATCAGGTCGCTTTGAGCGTCACCGCCCATCATGCCTTCTTCAATTTCTTCTTCTGCTTCGTCAAGTTCTTCTTGACCTTCTTCCACAGCTTCTTCGGCCATTAGATCTTCATAAATCCGGCGGCTTTTTTCTACCACGATGTCATGGAAAAGCTCGCGAGCTTTGGCTTCTTCATCATTGATCACGTATTCGATCAATTGTTCAAATTTGTTCATATGGAAAACTCCTATAGGTAAAGTGTGCTGTTATTTACAACAATGCCTAAAAACTAGCTGTTTAAGGAGTGAAAAACACCAATAAATGTAAACTTTATGACAAAAAGTTTATGCTACTGGTGCTACAGGTGCTGGTGCGTATTGCTTGCGAACATTTTTGAGTTTTTCTTTGTACTCATATGCTCTGACGTCATTCATTCTTCTCAGTTTGTTGAGCTGTCTCAATGTGAGACGTGTTTTACGAAGATCGCTGGCAGTGGTCTGGCTGTTGTCTTGGCTCAGGTCCTGATAGGCAGCTGGTGCTTTTTCGTAAATTTCATTGAGAATCATACTGGTATTTATGCAGGAGGAGCAGGAGGAGCTGCTGTGGGGGCTCCTGGCGGCATTGCTCCAACAGCCGCAGATCCAACACCGTTGGGTCCCATGTCTGCCATGGCTTCGCCAGTTTCAATGTCGCTTTCCAAGGCTGACGGAGTGATACCCACAGATCTCAAGTCTTGTCCAGCATTGGTCTGCATGTCAACATCATCACGTTCTTCCAGCCACATTTCTTCATTCTGTTTGATTTCTTCGTCGGTCAAGCCCAAGAAACGTTCCAGCATGAATCTCTTGCTCATGTAAGGCAACGCTTCCAAACTGGTAAATGCTGTGATACGTGTGTTATCCAGCTCGCTTTGGCGATAGCTGGCAAAGTTTTGAGGCGCATTGAATGTTATGTCAAACAAGCTGGAGTCAAGATTGAATCCGCGCCATTTCAAAAACATTTTGAATTCATCATCCAATTTCTGTGCTATCAGTTTTTGCAGGCGTTCACAGTACTGATTGAATCTGTATTCTTGAATCAGTGCTGTGCCCACTTTGCCATCGTTCAACACAGCAGATGAATCGTCTGGTCCGGTGGGCAAATAGCTACTTGGTACACGTAAACCACGAGCCATTTTGTTGTTGAAGTACTTTAAATCGTCAATTTCGCCTAGATTTTTTCCGCCTTCCAGTGTGCTGACATCGCTGCCACGGCCTTCGGCTGTGACTGGGAAAAAGTAGTCTTCGTTGATGCTGAGTGGGTTGTATGATGCATCCATCATGTTGTTGCCACCACCGTTCATGGTGGGGATTCGCCGCTGATGCATTTCATTTTTCACCCGTTCCACAAAGGCCATGGCCAAGTGTGATGGCATGTTGCCCACGTCAATTTTGAAGATTCTGCGTTCAGGAGCACGGCTCACACGATAGATCAAGATAGCATCTTCCAGCAGTTCTTTTTGTTTGAACACTTTGTAGATCATTTCCAGCACTGATCTTCCAAAAGGCCAAAACACGTCTAGGCCTTCGTTCAGGCTGATGTGTACCACGTGCTTGGCATCCAAGCAAACTTCGTTCATGGCAGTCATAAATCTGCTGTTGCCCACACCGCCACCGGTGCCGCCATTGGGCATGGTGTAGTTGGCATTGCCTGATATGGTGCCTGTAACAGGGTTGGTCATGTAGTCTGTAGTGGTCTTGGCTGCCACAGTCATGTTTTGAAAGTTGGGGTTGATGTCACGAATCACATACTGCTCAGGACGCTTGCCTTCTGATTCGTTCACAATCACACGGGCCACTTTGCTCATGTCCACCCACATCATTTCAAATGTTTCTGGGTCACGCACAAACACTTGATCACCGTACTTGATGGTGTTGCGGAACAGTTTGAATATGCGCTGGTCCAGCTTGTTCAGCTTGACCCACTGTTTCAACTGTTTCTTGACAATGTCAATTTCGTTGTCTGTGGGTTTGTCACTCCAGCTGATGTCAAATGGTGTGCCATTTTGTTCGTTCATCTGTGTGGAGAACTCAGCAATGATATCCAAACATGCATTGATTTCACTGTCCATGTCCATGTTTTCGTACTGATTGTAGCGTTCAACACGGTTGGGGTGTCCACTGTATACTTCAGGCAGTCTTGATGCATAGTTGCGGAACACAAAATCAGCTGAGTTATCACCATCATTATTGCGACCGTATCCGGGCAAGCCCAGTTGATTGCGACCCGATATAGGGCTCATCACCCCTGAAGTGTCTGCAACTTTGAAGTATTTTTTCCAGCCTTGTGAATTTTTATCTGCCATAGTGTGTTATTTATTGTTAGTTCACAGCGGCTTGTGCTATTCGTTGGTTGCTGGACACCAGAGTTTTTTGCATGCGAGTCATGTCTTGTAGTTCGGCTAGGATTTGTTGATTGACATCATCTCGAGGTTGTGCAGTGGCCTGCAGACTGATCTTGAGATCATTCAATGCTGCTCGTATTTCAGCTCCTACGTTGTTGCTCATGTTTTTGCCCATGGCTTCAATCTTGGCCGGGTCAATGTCAGGTTGGGCCATTGAACCCAGCAATCCGCCAGCACTGATTGTGACTGGTACTGATCCATTTTTCAACGGTATAATGGCTTCTGGCCCTTTTTCTCCTATGCGAGCCAGTTGATCTCTGAGCGCAATACCACCATCACCAAAACTGTTTATTGCAGTTTCAAAATCTATAGTGGCTTTGTTTTGATTTTGTGGCAGGCCAGTTTGCCCACCAGCATCTTTGGGAATACCAGCCCATAATCCACTAAGGCGGTTGACAAAGGCTTTTTTGGCATCCGGCGTGGGGTTGGCAGCATATTCATCATAGCCGGCTTGTTTGATCAAAGAGTCAGCCAGACGATCCTGCAGATCCTTGTCAAACATCTCATCACCTTGTATTTTTAGCTGCGCAATTTTTTCTTTCAAGGTGCCCTGTACTATTTGATATGCACCCACAGCAGTGCTTTCTCCTTTTTTCAGTCCTTTTTTTCTGCGTTGGTCTTGCAAGGCCAACACCTGGTCCACTGTCATTTTGGTCAGTTCTACTGCTGCCTTTTTGCCTTCGCCTTGCTGTATGTCATAGGGATTTTCTGCTCCGGGCGTGATCTCAGCACGTTGGATCAGGTTGCGGATATTCTGCATCTGCTGAGATGTATTGTTAGACGGTGGGGCTGGTTGAACCTGCGGTGCTGGCGTTTGATTTTGTGCTCTGCCTTTGCCTTGTAGTCGATCCAAAATTCCCACACTGCCTGCTGGTCGATTGTCAGTCTGCACTGGCGGTTGATTCTGTACATTGCCTCCAGCATTGCTGGAATTTTGCGTGTTGGGTTGCGTGTTGTCAGGTGCTGGTTGAACTTTACCACTGCTTTGTCGATTTGTTGGATTTGATGCTTGGTTTGATTTTTTGTCAGACAGTTGTTGTTTGTACTCTTTCAACATCTCGTTGGATCTGTCTTTTAGATCAGCGGCAGCTTGACCATTGTACTTTTTCAAAACATCAACTAGACCTTGCAATTCTTTTGCTATGTCCTTGGCAGCAGCGGCTATCACACGGTTTGGAGCCTGCAACTGGGGTTGTGCAGATTCTACCAAGCCTTGCATTTTTAGTCCCAACTGGCGTTGGCCTTCATTAATTTGAGCCTGATCCGCAGTATTTTGAGTGGCTTGATTTCGTTGTTTGCCGTATTCTTCGTCGGCCTTTTTCATCTTCTCCACTATGTCGGTTTGCAGTATTGCTGTTGCACCTAGTGATGCATTCATGCTTATAAACTTATCATTGAAATTGCCTGTGAGTCCAAGCACTGTGCCAACTGAATCTCCTGTTTGTGCCACCTGTTTCAGTATTGTTTGTGCAGCTTCAGCTGGCTTGATAGTACTGTCCAACATTTTTCGCAGTGTGGCAAATGCTTCAGGAGCCGATCGTTGCAGCTTTGCTGCGGCTTCACTGGCACCCGGTCCGCCAGCAACCATGTCTCTGGCCGCCGCGGCAATTTCGGGAGCCGCGTCGGACATGTAATCGTTGAACGTGGTCATGGCTTTGACACCTTCGAAATTTTTTGCCAGTGTCATGGCACGCATTTTGGCTGCGTATCGCTCTTCCTGCATAGCTGCGTTTCTGGCAGCTTCACGTGATTTGCGATCCACCCCGGTGATCATGGTCAGTTTGTTTTGTTCATCTATGTAAGCCCGAGCACTTTGGCCCAACTTTACTGTGTCGCTGATTTCATCTTTTGTGTTTCTGCCCAACTGGTTTTGCAGTTTGAGATAACTCATGGTGGCATCGTTTATGTCTTCCTGAGTCATACCTGTGCGAAACAACTCCTCGCGATTCATGTTGACCTGTGCTGATGACAGTGCTAGAGCTTTGGCACCTTGACGCACTGTGCCTCCTAGAGTAGCTAGATCTGCACTGCTTTGTTTTATAAGACTGCCGTATTCAGGAAATTCATTCAACATGATTCCCATTTTTTGCAGGTCACCGTACATGCCTTCTAGACCATCGCTAGCAGTGGCACCTGACTTGCTGATGTCTTGGAACAGTTTAAACTGCCCAGCAGCCATTTCATTGGAAAGTTTGGCTGCCTCCGCCGCTGCGCCAAACACTTTTGTGGTAATATAGGCTGCTGCTGCCACTAGAGATTTTATGACCACGCCGCCGGGCGTGAGAACTACCAGAGCAGCCGCCGCCAAGTTTACATTTTGTTGGAATTGGTCTAATGCTGCGTTGGCTGCTGTGGCCGAAGTGTTGCCCTGATATACTGCTCGAGCATAGGCACCTGTGGCTGCTGCCAGTGTGGACAGTCCTTGCGAAGCCAAATCGGCTTTCATCCCAAAATCTCGTATGCCAGTTTGAGCGTTCAGCAGTGCCTGACGAGTGCCGGGCAGCACTTGACCAAATTGTTTCATGTCTTGGTTGACTTGTGCCAGGGTCTGCGACAGCTCTTGTTCTTGTGGGGTCATGTTTGTGTGCCTATAAGTAGAACTATATTTATAGGTCAATTATGCCCCAAACTTCTAACCCTTTACAACAGTTTTTTCGCCAACCTGCCATCTACATACGGTTGCCCAGCGATGGACAACACTGGCCACCGGGCAGCCTGGACATGCCAGCCAATCACGAGTTACCAGTGTATCCCATGACAGCCATTGACGAAATCACCTATCGCACGCCAGATGCACTGTTCAATGGACAAAGCACAATCAGTGTGATACAAAGCTGTGTGCCAAATGTCAAAAATGCCTGGCACATGCCCGGCATTGATCTCAACAGTGTGCTGATTGCCATCAGAGTGGCCAGTTACGGACACAACATGGAAGTGGACAGTACTTGTCCCAGTTGTGAATCGTTGGGCGAGTATGTGACTGATCTCAGACGTATATTGGACCAAATGACTGCGGCAGACTATACTGTTCCAATACAACAAGGCGATCTTGAAATTTATTTTAAGCCGTTGAACTATCAACAACAAAATCAAAGCAGTTTGGATCAATTTGAGCAGCAAAAGATCCTGGCTGCTGTGCCTGAAAGTGATCTCACTGACGATGAAAAAATTGCACGTATGAATCAAGCCCTGGTGCGAATCACAGAAATGACCATGGAGTTGATCAGTCAAAGCATTGCTGTGATAAAAACTCCCACTGCCACTGTGACTGCCATGGAACACATTAGAGAATTTGTCAGCAACTGTGATCGCAAGCTGTACAATGCTATACGTGATCGCATGATTGATCTGCGCAAAAACAGTGAAATTCCCAACATGCACATACAATGCAACAATTGTGATCACGAATACGAACAACAAATGACCTTGGACATGGTAAGTTTTTTCGACAAAGCCTCCTAAACAGCAACGCCGAACAAATTGGTGCCATGGTTG